AATGCCCATTTGATGGAACTACGTTTCCGTTTTTTGCTGAGGAGATTCCTAACAATGATTACGTTTACCAGCTTCAAGGTTATATGTTTTTGACTGGTCACGACAGAGCGGAATTGGTTTACTGCTTAGTCAACACTCCTGAGCAGATAGTAGAAGACGAAATAAGAAGAGAACATTGGAATCACAAAGAGATAGATTACAATGAGCAGATAGCAGCAGAAGTCTATGCACGTCACACGTTTGACCACTTGCCTACAGAAAGACGAATCAAAAGATTTGTAGTAGAACGAAACGAAGCAATCATAGACAAAATAAAAGAGAAGGTACTATTGTGCCGAGAGTATTACGAAACACTTAAAAACAAATAAACAATGGAAAATGTAAACAGAGGAGCAATCTTCAAGAATGACAGCAAACAGAAAGAGACACATCCTGACTACAGAGGTAAAATCAATTGGGGAGGTGTAGACATCGAGGTATCAATGTGGATTAAAGAATCCAAAGAAGGCAAGAAATACTTTTCAGTAAGCCTACAAGAGCCATACAAGAAAGTTGAGAACACTTCGGACAAGATTGCACGAGAGAATAACAACGATGACCTGCCGTTTTAGTTATGTACATACGAGACGAAGATTTACGGAGAAACCTACAGCTACTGCTAGATACGAAATCACGAAATGAAATAGTAGAAAGCATAAAAGCCACAGGTGTAAAATTCCACCAGTACAACATAGACAGATTCATACAAGGCAAAGCAGTGTCAATTGAAACGCTCAAAAAACTTGACAAGTATGTAACTGTCACTATGCAACTTGAGTACAACCATTAAACAAAATCCCTCGTCTTATGTCGGGGGATTCTTTTTTACCGTATATTTACACCACAAACTAAACGCATGAGTAAAACATGGACAGACATTTTATGTAAGCACCACAAAGAGTGGGTTGACATTGTTTGCTCATTCGGAGAGCATAATTACTGCGAGGACATCGTGCAAGAAATGTACATTCGCATTTACGACAGCAACGCAGGAGAAAAAGCAGTAATTGATTTAGAGCCTAATAGAGCGTTTGTTTGGGTAGTCTTGAAGAATACATATCTAAATTTCTACAAAGCAAAGCAGAGAGCCTCTAAAGTGTGTTTAGACGAGGTCAGAGGACTAAGTTACGAAGAGTGTGACGTAGAAAAACACGAAGCCTATGAAATACTCCGCACAAGAATAGAGAAAGAGATAACCACATGGCATTTATACGACCAGCACCTATTCAACATCTACAAGAAAGACAAGACATCAATGCGTGACATAAGCAAAGGTGCTAACATAAGTCTATCAAGTATATTCAACTCGCTTAAAAACTGCAAAAAGCGACTCGTAGAAGAGGTAGGAGAAGACTATCTAGATTACATCAATCAAGAATATCATTTAATCAAATAACACATGGAACAAAAAAAGAGAAAAAGACGAACCAAAGCACAAATGGAAGCGTCTAAAGTAGTAGTAGAAAGTCAAGGACTAGGAGACACAGTAGAGAAGGTCTTAGAAGCTACAGGAATAGCTAAAGTAGCTAAGTGGATAATGGGAGAAGACTGTGGATGTGAAGAGCGTAAGCAAAAGTTAAACGATTTATTCCCTTACAAAAAGCCTTTGTGCCTACTTGAAGACGAACACACATACCTAACTGAGTTTTTCAGTAGAGAAACAAACAGAATTAAACCAACAGACCAGCAGCAGCTTCTGAAGATACACAACAGAGTATTTAAAGAGAGACAAGAGCCTACAACCTGCTCTTCATGTTGGCAGAACATCTTGAACAAATTGAGCAAAGTACACGCTGAATACTAGTGAACAAATCACGAACAAGAACATACGACCCATTACTCAGAAAAAGACGAACAAGTCTAAGAGCAATAGACACATTTAAAAAATGGCTATACGAAGATACAGCTTTCGAAAGACTCAACCCACTCGAATGAATCTAGAAGACGAACTCTTTTCAATCATGGACGCTATAATGAGCCAGTACGACAACTACTGCTTCTTTGTAGGTAGAGATTACATCGACCAACTAGAAAACAACACTGAATATATGGGTTATGATATTGTATTCAGCCCACTCGTTGCACATGACGAGGTACTGTTTGCACCAATCAACACATTTTACATAAACACGAACAACTAAAGCTATGAAAAAGAAAGTAGGAAGACCAAGAAACCTAGAAAGCCCTGAACAACTACACGAACTATTCCTAAGGTATAAAGCAGACGTAAAAGCAAACCCTAGAATAAAGTATGTATACGGTGGTAAAGACTTTGAAGAAAGAGCAGAGCCACTAGAACGTCCATTAACAATGGAAGGTTTTGAAGTTTTCTGTTGGGATATAGTAGGACAAGTAGAACATTATTTTAAAAATACGAACAAAGCATACGATGAATATTGCCCTATCTGTTCACGTATACGAAGAGAAATAAGAGAAGACCAAATCACAGGAGGCATGGTCGGACAGTACAATGCTTCGATTACTCAGCGTCTGAATGGATTAAAAGAGCAGGTTGAGCAAACCAATATTGAACAGCCACTATTCCCTGATTGATGTTTACACGAACGACTGCAATAAACAAGATTCGAAAGTTAGAAAAACGAATCAAGATAATTCAAGGTGGGACAAGTGCTGGTAAGACGTTTGGTATTTTGCCTGTATTAATTGACAAGGCTATTAAGCAACCCAATCTTGAAATTTCTGTAGTAGCTGAATCTATCCCACATTTGCGTAGAGGTGCGCTCAGAGACTTCGAGAAGATAATGAAGTGGACTAATAGGTTTGTGGATGAGAGGTTCAATAAGACGCTACTGAAATACGAATTTAGCAACGGTTCATTCATTGAGTTTTTCTCCGCAGACGATGCGTCAAAGTTACGAGGAGCGAGAAGAGATGTCCTGTACATAAACGAGTGTAACAATGTGACGTTTGAATCTTACAACGAATTGTCCATACGAACACGAAAGGAGATATTCTTAGACTTCAACCCGTCCAATGAGTTTTGGGTGCATACTGAACTAAAAGAAGAACCCGATTCAGACTTCTTAATCCTTACATATTTAGACAACGAAGCGCTAGACCAATCCATAGTGGACCAAATAGAAAAGAACAGAGAAAAGGCAGCCACTTCTAACTACTGGGCAAATTGGTGGAAGGTATACGGAGAAGGTCAGCTAGGAATGCTTGAGGGAGTTGTGTTAAATAATTGGCAGTTAATCGACAAGATTCCGACTGAGGCACGTTTACTTGGCATTGGCTTAGACTTCGGTTACACAAACGACCCTACAGCAATAGTAGAAGTGTACAATTGGAACGGTAAGCGGATAGTGAATGAGTTATGTCATCAAACAGGTATGCTAAACTCAGACATAGCTAGGTTGCTACCGAAAAAGGTTATAGTGTACGCAGATTCCTCAGAGCCTAAGTCAATAGACGAGATACGGAAACACGGAATCATGATAAAAGGAGTAACCAAAGGTAAAGACTCTATCAATTACGGTATTGACATAATGCAACAGCAAGACTATTTGGTGACATCTAACAGCACGAATCTAATCAAAGAACTTAGGAGTTATATTTGGGACACAGACAAGTCAGGAAAGCGTCTAAACAAACCAATCGACCACCACAATCACGCTATTGACGCATGGCGTTACCATGAAATGGAGACAGTAGGTATCAATTCTAACTACGGAAAGTACAACGTCAGGTAGGCGAGGTACAAAAACATGAATTAAAGTTATTAAATTATGAAAGCAGAGATTTACGTTCCATCCAATCTACGAGATATTACTCTTGAGCAGTATAGTTATCTCATGAGCATACAGAAAGATGAGGACAATGAACAATTTGCAGCTAGAAAAATGATAGCTGTGTTCTGCAAGATTCCACTAAGTGACGTTTTAAAAATTAGTTACTTGTCAATATTAGAGTTAACACAGAAATTCAACGCTATATTTCAAGAGGAGAAACCGTTTATCAACAGATTCACGTTAGGAAACACTGAGTTTGGTTTCATTCCTGACTTAGAAAACATCTCATTTGGTGAGTATATAGATGCTGAAAAGTATTTGAGTGACTGGTCAACGATGCATAACGCTATGGCAGTATTGTACAGACCCATCGTAAAGAAGAAAGGCGAGAAATACACGATAGAAAAATACGAAACGTCTGCTACATATGCTGAGGTAATGAAAGCAGCACCACTTGATGTGGTTCTAGGAATGCAGCTTTTTTTTTGGACTTTAAGAAAAGAGTTGTTAATCGCTACGATGGATTATTTAGCGGTTCAGATAACGGAGATGGGGGAGGAGATTTCTCAGCTTCAGCTACATTCAGTAACAGGTGGGGTTGGTATCAATCAGTATATCAACTCGCTCAAGGAGATGTTAGACGATTCGATGCAGTTACCGAATTACCGCTCCATCAATGTTTGACGTATTTGATGTTTGAAAAGGAGAAGGTCACGCTAGAGAATGACGAATTAAAAAGACGAATGAAACAACGATGAAAGCATATACATACTTACTAGAAGAACTGAGAACAGAGATAGCTACTATCCCAATGGTAACTACTATCACTCAGGGAGGACTTGATGACATAGACAACTACAAGCAGACGCTCTTTCCACTTGTTCATATTATCGTTAATTCCTGTACACCTACTTCAAACACGCTCACGTTCAACGTCAGCATTGTTTCAATGGATGTAGTAGACATATCAAAAGACGAAACCACAGACGTATTTGTAGGCAACGATAACGAGATAGACGTATTGAATACTACACTGGTTATATTAACACGAATCACAGAGGTATTAATGCGAGGAGGTATTTCACGCAAACTAGAGATAGTTGGTACACCTAGCTGCGAACCATTCACAGAACGATTTGAAAACTACTTGGCAGGATGGACTGCTACTATGGATATAATCATGCCTAACGAAATGAGCATATGCTAACAGGTCAACAAGTCAGAAAGGAATTAGAGAGTTTCAGAAAGTATGTAGTAAGTCAAGCTAGAGCAAATCTTACACGCTTAAAAAAGAACTCGTCTAAGACACTTTATGATTCGATTAAAGGCGACATCAAGTACAAGAAAGGTGATTACACTGTAGAGATTGAAATGGAATCCTACGGTCTTTTTGTAGACAAGGGAGTAAGCGGAGTAAATAAGAAATATCCAACGCCATACAGCTACAAGAGTAAGATGCCACCACCAAGTAAATTGGACAAGTGGATAGTCAGAAATGGAATAGCACCACGAGATAAAAACGGACGCTTAATCAGCAGAAAGAGTTTACAGTTTTTGATTGCTAGAGGCATATTTAAAAACGGAATAGCACCTAGCTTATTCTTGACAAAGCCATTTAGAGTAGCAATGGACAAACTACCTACTGAGGTATACGAAGCATACGGAATAGATATAGACGCTTGGATGAGCGCCACAGTTAAAAAATTTGACAGATGAGTAATTTTATATTTGCAAGGTCACCTTTTATCATTGACGTAAACGAGGTCAATATGATAGGTTCAAAGATAGACGTTTACATAGGTACTGGCATGACTTTACCAGCACAGCCAACTTACACACTAAGTAAGAACTCTCCAAGCGTAACCAACTACAGAACGGTGTACAACATATCTCCGTACATTCGTGAGAAGATAAACCACAATACATACCAATCAACTTACAACACATTTGGATTTACGCCTAGTAGTCAATACTCAAAGGTTCGAATCGTTAGGTATAAACGAACTATGGCAGGTACTTCTTTACTTGACACAACAGACTACATTGCTTTTGATGGTTACGGATTCTACGAAGAGGGTTACAACCCACAGCTAGAGACTTACTTCTTGCCACAAGGAACGTACTACTATAACTATGATGTTACTGCTGACTTTGCTACTGAGCCACTTACACGATGTGGACATTTAAACTTTGAAGCGGACTCAAATTACACAGTTAAATACACGAACTTAAATACAGCAGCTACGTTTACTCACTTAGTACCATCTTATGGTATTAGAGAAGTTCCTAGAGTATATTCAGCTTACTATTTAGCAGGAAACAAGGTAGAGTTATTCGATGACTTAAACGTATTGATAGCGACATGGTATTTCAGACCAATCGTTGAGTGTAGATACGAGCCAGTAGTAGTAGACTTTGTTAACAAGTTTGGTTCATGGCAAAGAGAGTGGTTCTTTAAAGCGTCATTCGAACAGCATGAAGTGAAAACTACACCGTATAATTTGCTACAGAGTAACCTAGTCAACTACTCAGTGACTCAAGGACAGCGCAGGGACTTCAACATTAACAGTCAGGAAAGCATCAAGGTAAATTCAGGAAGTGTCAATGAGGTTTACTATGGCACACTTTTGGACATCATTATGAGTGAGCGAATCATGGTCAACGGTAAACCTGCTGTGATTAAATCTAAGAGCATTGCCAAGTTGAAGGACGTAAACACGAAAACATTCAACTACACACTTGAATTTGAATACGCATTTAACACTATAAACAACGTCATCTAATGGAGAGAAAGGTTCAAATATACATAGAAGGCGAAAGAATAGAGTTATTCAATGACGAGAAGATAAGCGTTAACTCCACTGTTCAGAATATTGCTGACATCTCAAAGGTATTTACCGACTTCAGTCAGTCATTTACCGTACCAGCATCACCAAAGAACAACGCAATCTTTGAACACTTCTACGCTAACGAGGTAGATGGAACGCTTAACTACAATTTAAGGCGTGACGCATTTATAGAGATAGACCTTAACTCATTTCGTACAGGTAAAATACAGCTAGAAAAAAGCGAAATAAAGAACCTAGCTACTGACAGCTATACCTTGACATTCTACGGTGACGTTAGAAGCCTTAAAGACAGATTTAGCGAGGACAAGTTAAGCCAACTAGATTACTCTGCTTACACTCATCCGTACACAGGTGCAGAAGTACTAGACAGAGTTACTGACATAGGCATGAGTTACGATGTGCGCTATCCGTTAATTTCTAGCAAACGAGTTTGGCAATACGATGAGCCTACCACACCACTAGACAACATAGACACAATTGATGGACGTATCTTTTACGATGAATTATTCCCTGCGATAAAGGTTGCACGAGTGCTTGACGTAATAGAAGCAACATACGGAGTTACCTTTTCGGGAAGTTGGTTACAGACTCAGAGATTTCAGCAGTTATTTATGCTATGTAAAAATGCAGAGACGTTCACTAACTTAACTCCTACTCAACGGATAGACATAACTGCAGAATCTAACGCAGGAGGCTTTGACGATATTTACTCCGTAGCAAACGACACTGCTACATACACCTACCAAGACACGGAAACAGGTGATGGAGAGCATTTAATGTACATGGACATTCAGTCATTGTCTGTACCTTGCACCTACTACATAGACGCTTATAGAAACGGAGTATTAGCAGGAACATACGAAGGCACAACTACACAATCAATCTATTGGGGTAATGTACTAAACGTACAAGGTGTAAATGAGACGTTCTATTTTGAAATTAGAGCGAACACTTCAGTTACGATAGGTATACAACTACGTTCAACATTTTCACATTTAGTCACGGTTGACCCATTAACAGGTGCGCAGTCTTTATTTACAGACATACAAATTGCCACTTGTGCAGATGCTGTACTAGTTGGAGATTTGAATATTGCGCAGAATATGCCTGACATTAAAGTGTCAGATTTCTTCTCAGGTATCTTGAAAGAGTTTAACTTAACGTGTTATCCAATTTCACCTACTGAGTTTTATCTTGAGCCATTAGAGGACTGGTACGCACGAGGAATAAACTACGACATAACACAATACACTACGACAGACTCTATTGAGATTGCACGAATACCACTCTACAAAAAAATCAACTTCTCATATCAGAAGAGTGAGAGTTTTATGAACAAGGAGTTTTTAGGATTCTTTAATAGAAGCTATGGAGACCTTGAAAATTCATTTGTCTACGATGGCGGTGACTACAGCATTCAAGTGCCATTTGAGAATTTACTATTTAACAAGTTTAGTGGAACAGAAATACAAGTAGGTTACGCACTAAAAGACGAACCAAACTTTGAGCCATACGTTCCGAAGCCAGTGCTACTTTACTACAATGGAATGGTAAACATAGTGGCTAACGATTTCAAATTTGACGATGGCAACATAATTTACAATATTGGTAACTACGCTCTATTTGGTTCTGACATAGTTGAGAACGGTGTTAATTACTCTTTGAATTGGGGACTAGAGGTTTCGTCTTTTTATCAATCAATCATAAGCAACTCACTGTACCAAACTTACTACTCAAACATTCTGAACAATCTGTACGACAGAAAGAACAGACTTACAACGGTAAAGTGTATTCTACCAATTTCAATTCTTACAGGACTCAAGCTAAACGACAAGCTAATAATCCGAGATAAGCGTTATGTAATCAACGAGATGAAAACGGAGTTGACGAGTGGCGAAACTACATTCACTTTGATATATGACTTGAGACCTATAAGAAGACGAAAGAAATTAAATCCATCTATTAACACAACTCAAGTAACTGTAGGAACAAACATGAAGAGCATGAGTGTGCAAGGTGACGTAGATATTTCAGGTACAGATATTATTTCAGCAACGCCAAGCACATTCACAAGTGACACGTTAATAACTTTTGAGTTACCACCATACGGAGACGTAGTATATGAGATAGGTTCGCAAGAAGCAGACTACATTGTTTCAGAAGATGGACAGAACGTATTGATTAATGAAGAGGGAGACCTTGAGTTACTGACTGCGACTATTAACTACACAATGCAAGATGGAACTATTGAAACAGAATACATAGATATAACTAGGTCATGATAGAGCAGATTTTAAATCTACTACGAGTAGACGATTTTTACGGAAACACGAACGCTATAGAGATAGCTAAAGGAAAGTACAAACTACCTGAAACAGTAAAGGAGGTTTTTAAGCTAACAAGACGAGAAATAAAATTCAAGAAAGCACATGGAAAAGCACACGATTAACATAGACGTAAACACGCAGAAAGCCAACGCTGACGTTGACAAGTTAGACAAGAACCTAACCGACTTAAACAAAACTGTTGATACGTTAGCTGACACTATGGATATGGACTTAGGTGCTGCCATATCTGAGATGGAGGATAAAATGTATGCTCTTGCTGCTGCAGGTCAAAAGAACTCAGAAGAGTTTAAACAACTTGCTGCTGAAACTGGTCGCTTAAAATCCATTATCGCAGAAACTGATATGGAGATTGAGTTTATGGCTGCTACTTCAGCAGACGTAGGTCAGAAGATTGGACTCTTAGAGGATAGAATGTATGCAATGGCTGTAGCAGGTGACACTACTTCAGCAGAGTTTAAAAAGATACAAGCAGAAGCTGCTGCGTTAAAGCAGTCAGTTATTCAGGTAGACATGGCTTTGGATGGTATGGCTATGACTACTTCACAAAGACTTTCAGGTGCATTAGGTGGTGTTGCAGGTGGGTTTGCTGCTGCTCAAGGTGCTATGGCTTCATTTGGTGGAGAAAGCGAAGCGGTGAACCAAGCTATCTTAAAGGTTCAGGCTGCTATGGCATTGACTCAAGGTGTTGATGCAGTTAGACAAGCAGTTCCAGCATTTACAGCTTTGAAAACTTCTGTAATGGGTGCTTTTCAAGGCATGACTACAGCGAGTAAAGCGTTTGCTCTTACAGGAATAGGTTTAGTAATTACATTGATAGCAGGAGCGGTTGCTGCATTCTCATCTTTTCAGAAGTCTACAGACCAAATTTTAGCTGAGAATAAAAAGCTAATGAAGTCTTTTGATGACACAACTGCTGCGATTGAAAGACAGAAGAGTCAAATAGAATCTAACACAGACTACAATCTTCGTTATGCTCAAGCATTAGGTAAAAGCGAGGAGGAAATAGCAAAAATTAGAGATAAAGGTCGTAAAGACATAATTGAAAAAAACGAGGAGGAAGTTGTAAATCTTGGAAAGAAGATTGATAGGTTAAACTCCTTAGAATATCAGCGTAGACTAGGTCAACAGGCATCTAGTAAAGAACAATTTGACGAACTTGAGCGTAATCGTTTAAAGGAAATTAACATTGAGAGAAACAAGTTAAATACTCTAAAGGTTGAGAATATCAAAATCAGAAGAGATATCAACATTGATTCTGCTCAAACAAGAACTGACGATTTAAAAGATGCAGAAGAAAAAGCAAAAGCTGCTAATGAAGCTGCTAAACAACGTGCATCTGAAAGAGCGCAACAACGAAAAGACGAACTTGCTAAAATAACAGAAGCGCAAAAGGAATATGACGAGAATGAGACAACTCGTTACATGACTGAGCAGCAAAAAGAAATCTACGAGGTTCAAAAAAAGTACGATGAGTTACTAGCCATTGCTAAGAAATACGGTAAAGACAATACTCAGATTCTAATCAACCAAAAGAACGAGGAGAACGACATAAACACTAAGTACGCTCAACAAGAAATTGATGCACAAGCTGAACGTGACGCTGTAATAACAGAACAACAAGAAGCCAACAGACAAGCACAACTTGACGCTCAAGAAGCATTTGACGAAACGTACAGACAAAACACTCTAAGCGCACAACAATTAGAAATAGACGCTGCTAATGCAAAATACTTTGAATTAATTAAAGTTGCAGAGCAATACGGATATAGCACAGTAGAGTTAAAGAAGCGACAAGAAGACGAACTTGCCAATATTGACAAGAAGTATAAAGAAGAAGCTACAGCTAGAGAGAAGCAATTACGAGATATGCGTATTGACGCTGTAAAAGGCGGTATAGATGCAATCGGAAACTTAGCAGGAGCATTCGCAGGTAAAAGTGAGAAGAGCCAAAAGAGAGCGTTTAACATTCAGAAGGCAGCAGGTATAGCTTCAGCTACTATAGACACGTATAAGTCTGCTCAGGCAGCGTTTGCATCTGCAGGTAACCCAATCTTAGGAGCAGTCTTCGCAGCTATTGCAGTTGCAGCAGGTATTGCCAATATTACAAAGATTGCCAAAACTAAATTTGAAGGTGGAGGAGGTGCTGGTTCAGTTTCTAGCCCATCAACTACAGCAGGTGCAGGTTCAATTACGACTCCTGAGTTTAACATAGTAGGAGGTAACACAGCAAACCAACTTGCCACATTAGGACAACAACCAGTACAAGCGTATGTAGTGAGTGGTGAAGTGTCATCTGCTCAGAGCCTTGACCGTAACAGAGTACAAAACGCAACATTATAAACAAATTAAGTTATTGAAATATGAAAATAGTTGAAATGGTATTGAATGAGGAGAGCGATAAACAAGGAGTTTACGCTGTCTCTGTAGTAAATGCTCCTGCAATCGAAGAGGATTGGGTAGCATTAAACAAGCATTTAGTAGAGTTGAAGTCTATTGACGAAGAGAAGCGAGTGCTTATGGGTGCAGCTTTAATTCCAAACAAACAGATTTACCGAAAAGACGAAAAGATAGGAGAGTTTTACATTTACTTTTCTAAGGACACAATTGAAAAAGCATCTCAGCTATTCTTAAAGCGTAACAAGCAGAATAACGCTACCTACGAACACATGAAAGAGATAGAAGGAATGAGTGTAGTAGAGAGTTGGATTATCGAAAACAGCAAAACTGACAAGAGCGCACTACATGGATTCGATTTACCTGAGGGTACTTGGATGATTTCTATGAAAGTAGATAATGACGAAGTGTGGAAAAAGGTCAAAGATGGCGAGATTAAAGGATTCTCTATTGAGGGTTACTTTGAAAGCAAGACTGAACTAGCAAAACACGATATCACACTAGACGAAATAATCGAAATCCTTAAATCAGTACAATGAGCAGAAACTTTCGTAACAGTCAATACACAACCCAAGTACAAGAAGTAAGCACTTTGACTGGTTATGTTCCCGAAGTAGGAGCATTAGTTTATTTGGATGAGATTCTTTACATGGGTAACGGCATCGAATGGATTAGAATTTACGATAGCAACATTCCACCTGTTGAAGGTTTAACTTATCAAGGTACTTGGAACGCAGAAACAAATCTACCTGCTTTAGAAAGTGGAGAAGGTACCACAGGAGATTTCTACATAGTCAATACGGCAGGTACTACAGATTTAGATGGAGTAACAGATTGGCAAGTTGGTGACTGGGTTATATTTGAAGGTGGTGCATGGATTAAAGTAGACAACCACGACATACAAGCATACACGACAGTAAAAGACGAAAGCACACAATTGCCTAAACGCTCTGTATTAAAATTCACAGGTACAGGAGTAACTGCTTCTGATGTTTCAGGTGAGACAGTAGTAAACATAGAAGGTAACATACCAACTACTAACTACGGACTATTTGCACAAACGGGTAACTCTACACCAATCACTGCTACGACTACAGAGACAAGTCTTATAAACGGAGGTTTAGGTAGCTTGTCTGTACCTGCTAATGGCTTTCAAGTAGGAGATAGTTTCAGAGGTGAGTTTGCAGGTGTAATGTCAGCAAAAAACGGAGACCAAATCAGAATAAAAGTTAAAGCAGGTTCTGTTATTTTAGCAGATAGCGGACTACAGACTTTACCAGCTACTACCAATGCAGTATGGAGTTTATCTATAGACTTCACTATTCGTCAGTTAGGAGGTGCAGGTACTGCGTCAATCGTCACTTTAGGAAACTTTCTACACGTTAAACAATCTAACGCTACTTCAGAAGGCTTCGGATTCAACACGGTAAACAGCACTACGTTCAGCACATTAGTTTCTAATCAATTAGACGTGACTGTACAGTGGAGTAGCACGTCACCTTTGAATAGTATTTACTCAGATATTTTCGTACTCAATAAAACTTTCTAAATGAAGACACCTAGTAACTCATCACCAACAGGAGGCAAACAAGGTTGCCTATGTGAAGACGAAACCTACAGTAGTGAATGCTGTGATGGTAGCCTACAAGCACAAGGCATCGGTTCACTAGAAGGACAAGGAGACGTAGTACTAACACAAGAGATAGTAGAGCGTAATATCATACGTTCAAACGGATAAAAATGAAACAAATAAAAACCAAATAGTTAATAAGTTATGA